CCAAGCTCCAGCGGCTGAAGTAGAACCAATGCCACTAGCGGTTAAGCCACGGTAGGTCATTTGGTACTTGCTATAGACGCTTTGTTGCTCGTATGAGCCACCGTTATTTCCGGCGCGGCTGTTACCAATATAGAAGATCTGGCTGACAGGTCCTTCCATTGGTTGGGTTGATCCGATCATATTGAAAATCAGTTCAGGGAATACTCTACGAACGATTGGGAAGGCAAACTTTTGGAAGGTGCCTAACTTGCCAACAGTTGTAGCTCCGGGAGTAAGCTGCTCCTCGGTCAGTTTGCTAGCCTCGGTCAAAACTGCCTTGGCTTGGTTCTCTAAAAGTTGAGCGGTGACTTCAGCCATGTAGTCGGATTTGATTCCTTCTAGTGCTTTGCCCCACTTCTGTACGACGTTGCTATCAATCTTTTTCATCTTATTAAACTCCTAAATATCAATCTTTCATCATAAGATTCAGAGTCTCTTCATTTAAGAAAGGATTGAAGGGGCCTGATCTCTTATTTTGTGACTCACTAATTATCTCTCTTTTCTTAAAGTTTTCTTCGGAGACAACTACTGCATCACCACTAACTTCCATCTTGGCTCTTTCTTTGTTTTCTCTTAAACCAACTTGGAGATTAGAAACTCTTGACTCTAAAAGACCAATTTTGTCTTTTTGAATCTTGATAGTGCTTTTATATTTGTTATTCTCTTCGAGGACTCTTGCCATCTCTTCTTTGAGAATATCAACATTCTTTTCTAAATTTGTTTGCTCTAATGCCATGAGGTTAACAGCGTTAACTTCGTCACTAGGTGTTACCTCTATAGCCATGATTGACTTGAGGTGCTCATACATGGCAGCATTTCTGACCATGTCATTCTCTGCCTCAAGCTCTTTTAAAGCATGTTCCTTGAGCTTTTCAATTTGCCCACGAATGAATGAAGTAGTTCTGATTGTTAAATCTTGTTTAACCTTCTGAACCTCTTCGGTTATTTTTTCACTAACGAGATTGGCGATTTCAACGGCAACTGACTCGTCCAGATTCTCTGGGAGCAGTTTGGCAATCTCTTCCATTTTATTTGTTTTTGTCATAACTATTTCCTGTTCTTACCGCTTTTTTTCTTAGCGGTCATTCCATATCCGCAGGACTTCATCTCTTTGATAAATTTTCCTGCATATTTTTCGTATGTGTTGCTAGAGACTTGACGCTTAGGCATTGGTCCTACTCGACCTTGTTTCCTTGTTCTGAGAGGTGTACCTAATGCTCCTCGACCCTCATCCTCTGCCGTCTCTATGGCAAGTCTAATATCCCCCGTGGCAGTACGCTTAAAAAGATCCTCCTGCTCAGGACCAGATCTAGGGTGAGGGTTTCCTTTAAGTCCTTTTATTACTCCAGCGTGTTTTTTACCTATCGCTTTAGATTCAGGAGACTGTGCCTCGTCTTTTCTTTTGGCTGCTTCTTCCTTTACTGGAACACAGTTAGGAACCTTGCGGCCACCCTTCATCTTCATTCCAACAGCTTCGTAGCCCTTCCAGCAAGGATCGCTTTTCTTTTTCTTCTCATCAATACGAATCTCATCTAACTTGTTGTCGATCTTGGACTCAAGTAATGATAAGAATACGTTGCGACCAACAACTTTCTTGATTGTGTTCTCAACTGCTTTGGATTGTGTGCTCTCAGTTAGAGAAGGATAAGCTCCTCTGGTGCTAGGGTCAGCTACGATATCAAAGGTAAGGAGCTTGAAGTCCTCATTAACGATCTTATGGCCCTTGCCCTCGCTCAAAGTACCCATACCACGACTGGAGATGCCAATCTTGATTCCGTCTCTTATTAGGGCTTCTACGACCTTTCCAGCGGGTGTTGAAAGGATCTCAGCTTCTCCAATAACATCCTTTCCTTCAAAGCGAAGGCTGGTTATAATGTGTGAAGCATTAGATAATTTAACCATATCGTAGGAAGGGTGATCTAACTCACCCACACAACGACGCTCTAAGACTGCTTCAATTAAGTTATTGATAGCACTCTCTAATACTTTTTGTGGGTAGATTCTGCCATTGCAGTTTGCTTCGTCGGCTCTTTGAAAGATACCTCGAACTTTCATGCGCTTCCCACCTTCAGAGGACTCGTTTATAATTTGTAAACTATCTAAAATTCTGATATCAGTTAGTAACATAAATTAGTCCTTGGGTTTTTCTTTAGCTTTTAATTTTGATTTAAAAGCTTTTTCAGTTGCGTTAGAGCCGCCACCATGTCTGATTGAAGTTCTAACTGCGTATCTTTTTACGTCAGAGAAGTCTGAAGGAATACTTCCGGGAGAAAAGCCTTTTGCAACTCTGCCATTACATTCTTGCTCATCATCCGTACCCCATTTTCTTTTTGTAATTACATACAATCTATCTGAGTTTGCTGTAGTAAACATCTCTCCGGGTTTACCCTTACAGACAGCTTGTTTAATACTAGGGTATACTTTAACTCTAGATCTTAATGGGTTACCATGAGGTCTTTTCTTTGATGTAAGCATCTTTTCTCTACCAGATGAAGACCCTTTTCCTAGCTCTGTTTTAGCTTCTAATATTAAAGAAAATAAACTCATCTTTTTTCTCTAGTTCTTTTAGGTATAATTATTTTTCTACCAGCAGGCCCAGAACCCATCATGCCAGTAGTAGTGCCTGTTTCCTTTAAAATTTGTTTAGCTTCTTGAAGCAAAGAAGATAAACGAGAAATTAAATCTTCTATTTTGCTTTCATTTATTTTTGGAGTTGGCTTTGTTTTTGTTTCTTTTATTTTTTGTTTCTTCTCAGACTTAACTCCCATCGTTCCTTCAACTAAACTTTCGATAAAATCTTCATCAACTTCTGTTTTAGAAATGTCAGGAGCTTCTCCAGTGACAAATCCATCACTCATTTGATTTTTAATTTTAGGTGAGGTGTTCTCTGAAATAACATCTGTTTGAGGGTTCATATTGTTTAGAACCCCCAAGGCAATGTCTATTATTGAAGTTTTAGGATATTCGGACATAACTTGTTCCTAAAGAGACTGCTCTCAGCCTTTGCGCTTTGGTGTTGGTTGTGTTGGCTTTTTGTAACTCTTAGCTTCTTGCATTTCGTCTAACATCTCAAGAACAATATCAAAGTGCTCATTCATGTTAGCAAGAAGAACTTCGTCATCTTCAATAACCGACTCACAGAGAGGGCAGTGACCTTCTGGTGCGTTAGACTCAACTACAAGGTCTCCCTCATCCAGATCCTCTCCCTCTTGAAGTGATGAAACTTTATCGACAACATTTAATAAGCTATTGAAGTGGCTATCAATGTTCTCAAAAATGATGTCATCATTATCTAGTGTGGCTTCGCAAAGAGGGCAGGCATCGTATCCATACTCAACTGAGTCTTTCATGTCCTCTTTCTTAGGGGCGTTAGGATCGTTCTCGTCATCCTTCTTAGGGGCGTTAGGATCGTTCTCGTCATCCTTCTTAGGGGCGTTAGGGGCGTTAGGGGCGTTAGGATCGTTATCTTCCTTCTTCTTCTTCTTGTTATCATCAGCGAAAGGATTTGGATTATTGCCGTCGTTCTCCTCATTAAGTTTAATCTTAATGTTGGCTTGTGTCCAGTTAGCCTCAGTCAGAACCGTGTTAATAAAAGAATCAGTCTCGTTAAAGCGATTTGCCATAATGTCACCAAATAAGTTATGTCCTATAAACTATTTATAATAGAAGTAGGGAAATAGGTGGAAAAATTTAATAAATATTATTTAAGGACCTACAAATACCCTATGAGTAGGTAGAGGTAAAGGTTTTAAATTTCCCGGGGCAGGGAAAGAGCAATTAGGGGGCCCTTGAATACTATCACCATCACACATTAAAAGTATTTTAAAAGAACTTACATATACTTTGTTTGTCATAGCCTTTAATCCTTTTATAAAAGATTGGCTATGAGATACTAGGTTATCACCTAATAAATAAGGATGTACATCAAAAGGATCCCCTTCAACCGAAACCCTAAGTTTTCTGGGTCCTATATAAATGTTCCTAGTTAATATAGGATATTGAGGATATAACTTATTTGGCTGACTTGGATTTATAGTGCTCACTCCGGGAGTTACATTTGAATCATTCACTATAGGCATCTTCTCAGTTATAACTGAATTAGGCATTGTATCTATTCTCCTTAGTTATAATAGGATCGGGAACTTCTATTTCGGGTACTACCGTAGGATCTATATAACTTTTTATTTCTTTTTCTGTCCTTAATACTGGTTTAATTAAAACTCCTCTTTCCCCCTCCTCTAAAGATTTCATTAGATCTTCAGAAGAAACATACTGGAGTTCCCCCATCTGATTTAAATTTAGTCTAGAGAACACATCAAACCACTTTAATTCTTTAGGAGAATAACCTTGTATTAAATTATCAATTATATTATTAACTAAATAAGAAGTTACTGGTTTAGTTTTTGGCAGTTGTTCAGGTTCGTTCGATTGATAAACTCCGTTGTAGTAATAAGTACCTGTATACTTATTTTGATTGTAGACATAGTAAAACTTGTTAGCGTACCCATACTGGTCTTCTGGCAAATTAGTTTCTATGGGTGTGGTCTCGACAGAGCTTAATACTGTAGGCTCTGCTAATAAGTTTTTCTCTTCTGGGTTATATAAAGAAGTAAAAGTTAAGCTTCTAACAACTTTATTATTTAATCTTCTATTTAACTCAGACATGCCATTAAATGGATTGTGTCTTGATCCACATCCCGGAACTATGACTATTCCAAAAGGAAGATTTCTTGTAAGTATTGAGTTACTATTTAAAGTTCCACTCGTAATTAAATCAAAGTATCTAAAAGTTATATCGTTTTGTTCTAATAATAAAGTGCTAGTGTCCTTAGCGTAATGTAATAATGGATCTCTAAAATCTAAGTTAATTCTTATAACTGAGTAACCATAATTATAAACATGATTTTGTATTTCTGTGTTATCTGTTAATAAGTTGTACTCTGCTCTAACTCTATCAACCAAAGGATCTAACTTTTCTGCATCCTCTACTTTGTATAAATTCAAAGCAAAATACATGGGTCCAATGACTGAGGACAATTCATAAGAGTCTATAAATTCATGTTGCCCTGACAAGGAGGATGCTGTTATAACTATGTCTGGAGACTGACTGAAGGATTTAAGAGCAATATACCTTACATTTTCAGGAGCTAGGTAAGCTCTATATTGTTCAGTGTCTAAGGGTATTTTAAGATTGTTAGAGTTAACGTCTGTATAACTTATAAAGTATCCTTCTCCAACTCCTAATGGAACTGCGCTAGTATCTGTCGCGTCTACACCTGTTACAGTAAGCCCAGCATTCTCTAAAGGAACTTCAGTGACTTCATCTTGTATATCATAAATTTTAATTCTTGTGTTGATATCTGTGTTTAATCTTTTTTGCCTTAGTATTTTAAACTTATTAATATCTGTATAATTGTTAGCGTCAACACTTAAAGATCCTTCAGACAGTATTCCTAAAGCTGCTCTTTGAGTAACCTCTGTAGTGTCTGAAAACTTCAATTCATTTATTACATCTTCTTTTTGCTGTTCGTATAAAGATATGTAAAAAGAAGGATCAAACTCATTTAATTTATTAGTAATTAATAACTTTCTTACTGCCTCATAAAAATCTATGGCATTTGTTAAAGTACCGTCAATATTCCTAATATTGTTAAAAGCAGCTAATAATTCTGGTCTCAAACTTATTGATATTTTTGCCAGAGTTAAATCTGAGAACAACTTTTCATTCCAGTAATTACTGTTGTTGAAATTACGGTCTAAAAAAGTAAAAACTTCTTCTGATACATACTCATTAAATATGTTTAAGTAATAACTATTACGGACATATCTTGTTGTTTCATTAGGAGGATAGTTAAAGAAATTATAAATGGGGTCGTAGATATTAGTGTCTTTTGTTTTGTCTTCTACGAAATTTCCAGTATCAACAACATCTTCATTATTTAATCCTAATTCTATTACATTTATATTTGATTCATTTCTTTCTAAAAACATGCTAGGTTTAAATGTTAAAGTAACAGCATCTTGAGCATCTGGATTTATTAACCAAGCTAAAGCACAGTCTCTTAATGTAGGGTAAGGACAAATATTTGGATTAGTTGGAGTTGATATGCATTGAGCGCATTGCCTTACTCCATCCTGTATGATTCCTTTATAGGTTATTGTGTTGGGTACTACAATACATTCATTATTACAATTATCAGTTGAGTACCTGCATAAATTAGGATTTATAGTTGCTTCTTCAAAAGTGCATCTTACACAAGTGCCTTCGACACACTTATATCTTATTGGATCTTGAAGAACAGGTATTTGTGGTGTTTGTGGTCTAGTCGAACAATTAGCTTGACATTGTATTTTGGATAAATAAGGACAATATCCATCTCTTATTTCTCCTGTTGTACATTGAACGCAGGTTCCATTTCCTAGACATCTCCACCTGTTTTCTGAATAAGTCCCTGTAGTTCCAGTAGTGACGATTATTATTGGCTCATCTAAAACCCTTATATTACCTAAGGTTATTGGAGGGCACACAGGAGGAGTACATCTTTCAATACAATCAGGTAAGTTACAATCTACTGTTAAAGGATCTGTTGGATCATACTTACAAGGAGCACATCTAGTCCCTTGAGCTAATACGGTTGTATTAGGGCATTTTATCTGATACGGAATACATTTATTTTTACATTCATCACTTCTACAATAAGTTTCACATTCGGATAAGGGTTGATTGATGCAATTAGGATTTCTTGGACTTACAACACAACGAATGCATTCTCTTATTGTTATGGCTATCCCAGTCTCTGGGCAAGAGCTAGGTGTTATCCTACATTCATAACCTGAAACAACTACAACCGTTCCGGGAGTTGATAAGTCAGGATCTCCTGTTATTATGGGACCTCTACAATCATTAATATTTCTACAATTTAAAATGCAGTTATTTAAAGTAGTAAAGAACCCTTCAGGTAATACACTTGGTCTAAACGCTACTGGAGCTAATTCAGAACAAGCTCCTATTGAAATAGATCCTATAGGAGTTTGAGGAGGGCAGGGCCTCTGCTGTCTAGTACATTCAAATATAGATAAGGCACAAGGTCTTCGGCTATAGGCATCCGATTCACATTGTTCTTTAGAAGCATATTCCACATCAGACTGAGGAAATCCACCAGCCTCATTAACTCTAACACACTCTCTGGACGATTCGTTACTACAACCTCCATTTGTAGTAATATCTCCTCTGCATATGCAAACCCAAGGAATTACAGGATCTGGCCCTCTTATAGGCTTTGGATCTATTCTTATAGGAATAAATATATTAGGTTCTGGTATAGTAGGGCCTCCTACAGGGGTATACCTTAATGGCTTAAATTCGCCACAATTGAATACAGGAGGTCCACCAGTCATTATCTTACTCTCATATTAGTAAGAGTGAATCTTAGTTTTTTCACTGAGATTCTATTACTTACAGCTACCGCAAATTTTATATCAACGGATCTACTACCATAAAATTGTGCGGGAGCATTATATATTCTCTTTAAAGTAACTCCCTGTCTATTTAAAATTATGTCTGAGCCAAACATTGGATGGCTCATTACTTGATGATCATCCAATGAAAATCCTAATGCTCCGGCGACTCCCGCGTGGGATACTCTGTCAACTCCTTGGTTTGGATCTAAACTAAGTATAGGAGGTAAGTTACTTGGACGAACGGCCATTCTTACAACATTAAAGTCTGACCAGAATTGATCTCCAGCAAAATACCTTCTTTCATTATCCACTATCCATCCCGGAATATAATTATTTAAATTTGGAGTTCCTGAGAATAGTCTGTGGTTATCATCATAATTTCCTACATTATTATTATTAACCCAGTGAGAAGGTCCCCAGCTAAAGTAATTTCTGTGATCATCCCCATCGTATCTCATTAGAGGCTGTAGTGTAGAATAATGAGTTCTTGTTGGTGTACCTGTTACAACACCTCCGGGCAATATTTCTTCATTCTGGGCATAGGATCCATTTATATCTGGACCACCACTCCAGTTTCTCGCAGTCTGAGCAAAATTAGTAAAACCTATAGGATGTAAGCCATCTATAATTATGTCCCATTCAGTTCCATCTGGCTGAGGTCCATAAAGAGCAGGTACTTGGTTTAATGTAAATATAAAATATCTATAATTTTTAGCTCCTTTAGATCTCCATATATCATCAGGCTTGAAAACACCGTCAAGTTGTTGATTGCCTGTTCCATTAGATTTCCAAGTTTCCATTCTTTGTTGAAAACGAGATCTATCTAACTCGGGGACTGAAGAAGGGCAGTTAAATTCTGTAGAGGGCCATAATGCATAATGTTGTCCACCAAAGTAAGTAGGCCAAATATTTGCTCTATTTGCTTGCTGAGTAGCTAATAAATGTTTTGTTACTAGAATCCCTTCTATGACGTTGTATTGATCTGTAAATAATGGAATTGAAGGTGGTGGAGGTATAGCCTCTATTACTTTTTTAATTTCATTCTCTACATAAGATTCTGTTGCAACAGGGTTTGCTAAAGACAAAGAAGGTAATGCAGCAGCAATTCCTGCTCTCTCATTGTAGCTTAATTCAGCAGTTCTAAAGAAAGGTCTTATATCTAATATATCATTGTTTGTTAAATTTACTATACCATTAACAGTGGCATCGTTTCTAACAACTATGTAAGCTATAGGAAGTATTGTTTGTCCAACTAAAGCAATGTGTTTTTTAGGTAACCACTCTGCTATCATTGGAGATAGATTCATCAAATCATCAGGTGATGGAAATGATCCATGAATATTTAAACTCTGGAATCCTAAGCTTGTATTTGATTGATCAGCGGCATGAGCAACTATTTCTGGCCTATTCATTGATCCTTCTGCATTAGCAAAGAACCATTTAGCACCCTCAGAAAAATCAACTTCTAACCCTGCACCTTGTACAATACCCAATTCTGCTTTGGTTAGTCTTCTAGGAGACTGTTCATCGGGTGAATTACCAAATGCAGATACTGGATCGGAGAACTCATATTCAGATATATAAGTTCCTGTTTGATCAATAGGCTTGGAATAAATAAACAGTAAATCTATTCTAGAGTTAACTGAAGAAGATAGAGAAAAATTCTCAGATCCATCTTGTTGGATATACTTAAAATCTTGAGGATCAAAAGCTTCTATTGTTGTGCTTAAGGTAAAAGGAACATCGACAACAGCGGTTCTTGCAACACCTCTCCACCTCTTTACGAATTCTGCATCTGCATAAAACAAGCTTCTTCCGTTTTGTGAAATTGCGTAAGCATCACCAGACAGAGCCACATCTTGGCCTATCCAATCACTTACTCTAGGAGATATAATACCTCTTGATAAAGATCCCATGCTCCCCCATAGCATGTTGAAAAAATTAGGATACTCTTCACCTAAGCTTAGATTAAATGCTGTATAGCTAAAAGGACTTACATCTCCGTCTAAAGGAATGTAATTAAATATGTAATCATTATTTAATGTAAATGGATTTACAAAACTTCTATCAGTTAATCCATTCATTCCAAAAGCATCGTCAGCTAAGGAAGATTTAAATTTTTCTAAAACTCCAGAAAGTATTTCATTTCCTTTACTTGCTACATCCCATTCATTTAGAACTCCTACATCTCTTCCTCTTACTCTGGCTATTACTTGTAAAGGAGTTAAATTATATGCATCATTTATTCTGGCAGTAAATCTTCCGGGATTAACATAAACTATATTAGCCGGGCCTTCGTTCTTAACTTCTGGTTTTAATTCCATGAAGTTTTCTCTGTAAACACCATCTTTACCATCTTCGATATCCACCGTGGCATTATCTAATACATTTTTAACCCATAAAATATTTTCCTCTAATTGTTTTAAAGGAATATTATCTACTGTGTAATGGTAAGGATCATTCTCTTTAAATTTACGAATTGGATCGGTAAATCTAAAAGGGTTGGTGGGATTAAGAAAATTAATATTTAATTGAGCCATTTTAGTTATCTCTTGTCAAATCAAAGGAATTCATAGTAGTAATTCCGTTACCAACAGTCTTGTTTTGATAATTTGAATCTCCAAAAGAATCATTATAAGGATAATATATTGATACTGTTCTTGGAGCACTAGACTTTCCTGTAGAGCAATGCTTTGAATTTGCAAATGTATTTGCAGCAGACTCATCTAAGAATACTCTAGTCATCATAGGTGCATGGGTCATTCCATTATGTAAATTCCAAGAGGTTCCTTCTATTTGATTGCTTGCAAGGTAAGTATGAGTTACATCAGTTGATCTAAAAATACCCGATGTATAGTAAGCAATAGAAGGACTGATTCTAGGATCTAGTGTTCCTATATGTCTTAAAACATTTTTATGTAATGAACTAGTTTCAAGAGTTGCTGATAAATATCCCGGAGGATTATACCCTTGAGAAAATGCTTGAGCTATCCATCCATAATCATAGTAAACTCCACTAAGATTATTATAAGGTGAGGCAGAAGCTAAACTCAAATGATTCACTAATGGATCTGTTGAGAAAAATAATCTAAATGGACCTTGATTATTAAATGAACTAGTGAAATTAGAAAAGCTACTTGGTCCAGAGCCAAACAAGTCTAAAACAGCGGCAGAGCCAGTATAAGGATCAGTTGAATAAGGGAATACTGCTGAAACAACTGAACCACTGAGTCCTCCATTTTCTTGCAATGATGCTAACCAAGTTCCATAAGGACCATGGTACCCTGCATCTTGTGGGAATATTGAGCTAACAGACAAGTAAGATGCATGAAGTTGTGAATTGTCTGCAATGTTCCATATCATTAATTTGCAGCATAAATTACCTAAATTAAGTGCTGCCGTAGAATTGAAAAACACTCCAGAAGGATTCCAGAACCCTGCTGGGAAGTTTACATTTCTTACATTTACTACACTATTATTTACCGCTCTTAAGCACACACCACCTAATGTAATTCCGCTAAATTCATTAGAAGCTTGTGTCCTATTAAAAAGATAGTATGCTGTGGGGAATCCAGCAATGCTAGTTAAAGTAAAGTTTAATGAAGTTACTAAACTTTCGCTTGGTGTTCCTCCCCCTGTGGTATCAATTGAATTAGGGTAGAATTGCAGGAATCCTCCAGACACATAAGCTTCTTCTGTGTTTAACAGTGTGTTGTAATCTGTTCCGCTGGCAATAGCAGCAGTTCCTGCTGCTGTCCTGTCCCAAGTTACTGTATAAGCACCAAGATCAAACATATTAATGTTTGAATTATTATTAGCAACTAAACAGGATCTATCAGAATGAAGCTCAACCCTAGTATGGTTTCCAGCATTGCTTAGATTGAACTCATCTACTTGTAATTCATTGTCTGTTTCATTCTTATGAGGAACAAAATTTATAGTAGAATTGTTTTCAGCCAAACAATTAATATTATGTCTAGCTATGGCAGTAGGACCTTGGAAATCAACCGTTGAGTTATTATTTACATAAACACCACATGAATTTCTATGGTAAGCAGTAAAGGGACTTCCAATTATTGTAGTAGCGCAACTATCAGATCCTTTAAAAACTGCTTTAGATCCGTTCTCAATTGCTACAGGATCACCAAACTTTATTCTTGTTTGATCTAAATCTAATCTGGATCTTATATATCCGTGAACTAGTTGAAGATTTGATGAGTCATCAACAAGAATAGACCTAGAGTTACTGTTTACTATTCTGTGAACTCCATAAAGATTTGGAATATATTTTGATCTTACATACTTATAATTTGAATTATGTAAAGAAATATGTTTTCCATTAAAATCAAATTTAAATTGTTCCTCAGTAGACCCCACTGCACCATTTAATTTTTTGTTATACAGTAATTCTGAGTTTGTTAAATGTAAGCCAACTATAGTATTTTCTCTTATATTGTATTTATCTAAAGTTAAATGAGAATTGTTAGCTAAAATTCCAATGTTGTTTTGTCTTGTTTTTACTCTACCGTCCCAATCAAGATAAGAATTTATTAACTTGAGTCCACATATATTATTAAACTGACAAGTTAGAGTAACAGAAGAACTACCAGTAATTCCACCAAACAACTTAGAATTGTTTAATATAATTCCATTTGCATTTCTTTCAAAATTTAGAACATAATTAGAACCATAATTTATAGATCCAAATGAACTGACAGCACTAAACACTGGATCCGAGGCAAACACTGCTCTCTCAAACGCTGAGGTAGAGCTAAATTGTATTTCAGAATTTATAGCATACAATCCGGCTGCTGAATCTCTTAAATCTCTATTTATATTTGATTCAGTTGTAGGCTCTGTTAATCTTGTGTTGCTTACATACCCATAGTTTCTGTAAGCTCCTATTCCTCTAGTTACTACAACTTTAGAGTTATTGATATAGAATCCTGCTACAGTATTTCTTACGCTTACACAATTTTCTAAAATTATATTTCTTGAATTGGTAACTTCTAAACCAATTTCGTTTCCTGTTTGATATCCACTACCATCTATAAAAAAGTTTCTTAAATAAATTGGACCATCACAATTTGTTACGGTAACTTTTCTAAAATTATTTCCATAGAATAAACCAACTAATCTAGTTAATGTAGTATTTTCACTATACAAATCAGGAACAAAAGGATCCCCAGTCTCTGTATCTCTACCGCTTATATCGTAGGAGCTAACTAAGTGTGCTCCTGTGGCATCTGAAGTAGTCTCAAATGGAACAATATTTATGATACTACTGGTAGTTCCATTAGGAGAAGTAGATCTAATAAAGTAAGTTGCTCTAGTGTTAAGTGCTTCTTGATTTACAGAAACAAAACCATTCAACTCATTGTTTATAGAAGTTAAAGAAGTTGTGTCAAATATTTTTAAATTTAAAAATTCGGATTTAGTATCATAGAAATGCTGTCTTGGAGAGAAACTTAAACTATAAGTTTGAGCAGCTAAAGTTGCTGAGACAGAACTGAGCAATCCATAATTGCCTCCGAAAGCAGTTACTGATAGTGCCCCTATATTTAAATTTACTGAGTTAAAATCTGGTTCTGCTTTTGCAAATACTTTATTGACAATTTCAAGTGATCCATTAGGTCCACATTTTATATTTTTTAAATCTAAGTTTCCTAAGGCTCCTTTGTTGCATATTTCAATTATTACAGGATAATTTAGAACCTGAGGTAATGCGGCAATAGCAGCACTTACTGTTTCAAAATTATTTCTATTGTATTCATATTCTGAAGGATCTCCTCCGGCAGATACAACTAAAGCAACCCCCGGCAAGCTAGATGTAGGGTGACCTAATTGCTCCCAGAGATAGTAGGTTCTTTCGTCTAAATCGTATAAAGGTAAATTATCTTGCTCCCAGTTATAAAATGAGCTTGTATCAAACTTGGTTACCTTATCAGTCCAAGAATGATATAACTTTACAGAACCGCTAGCAGTGTAGTAATCTTTAGCTAAATATACCATAATTTACCTTAGAAATTAATTGTCCATCTGAAAATTAAACCGAAGTCTGAAGTTTTTCTAATATTAGAAATAACTTTGTAAGCAACTAAAATAGGAGCTATGATTGGGTATCTATCAAGAGGATTCTTCATAAAGAGTCCTAACTCATTTAGATAAACAGGTTGCCCATTTCTGGTAAGATTATTACAAGAATCTTTATCAACTATTATTGTGTATCGTACTGACTTCTCATTTATTCTAGTTATATTATGAGCAGGTATTAAACCAAACCATCTTGTCTGAGTTATTAAGGAACCTGCAAATTGGTTAGCCGATGCAGTCTCTATTTCTCCATTTAAGCCAATATATTCGCTGGCACTAGATAAAGGAGCACTGAGTTGATTTGTAGAGCTAACCTCGTTTACAGAACCTCCAGATATGCCTAATTGGAACCTGTCTATTTGATAATCTAAAACAGAGTCTGATCCTGACAACCCAAAGAAGCAGGATAAGCCTACACCCATACCGGAAACAATAACATTATGGTCATCGTAAATTAGTTCTTCTTCTCCGTTATCGAAGACTTTATGAACTGTTACATGTCCATTAATATTTAAGTAATCAAATATATTCATTTATAAAAACCTTATTGTCCATTGATATAGTATGTAATCGTCCCAAGCAGCATCATTCGGAGGGTTAAAAAGTGAATTAAATCCCGCTAATCCTGCTCCTAGAGTTCCTGTCCCATCATTTATATATAAAAGATCTCGGTTGAATGTCTTTTTAGCAAAAAGACGATATTTTCTTATATTATTTAGAGGGTTAAAAGCAAAAGGAGGCTTATGTCCTGCTGCTAACATAGCTTTTACGTCTAAACACCATAAGCCTAAATGATAAACTCCCCCATATAAGAGTAAGGCTCCAGCGTCTGCCGCATCTAATCTCCAAACAACAGAAACTCTACCTGTAGAGCTAAAATTAGAACTTAAATTTAATAAAACTCCACTAGAAAAATACCCTGCTGCTGCGCTCAAAGTTCCTTGAGATCCATTTAAAGATGGAAATGTTAAGAATCCCGACCCGTCCATCACACCATTAGTGTTATAAGCTCCAGCTAAAGTTCCAGAATAAAGAACTTTATTTATGTAACCATCGGTATCTGTAACAACATAATAATTTATTCCCCCTGAAGGAGCAAAACAACCTAACTTCCAAAAGTTAGTAGAGTAAGCAGATAGTATTGCATGGTTTGCACATTGACCAACATCCATTCCTGAAAAATTAGTATCTAATGTTCTACATGGCAATTTTTCTAATCTCTTATCTAAAGGATCTGGATAACTAGGCATCAATCTGTAATCAGGAATTGCAGATGAATGATAGGAGGAGACGCTTGTTGCTTCAAAGCTTTGTACTATTATTGCAGAGAACTCTGGATCAAAAAAAAGATGTGCGTGGTTATTAAATCCACTCGCATCCTTTCCATAACTTATAGCTTGAAACGTAAAATTGGAAACATCAAGTATTGCCGATGCAGAAGGAATCTCTGCCAGACTAGGTGACAAAGTTAAAAAATCTACAATTACTTCTCCTGCTTGATCAACTATCATTTTAATTCTCTATGTATAATGCATTAATTAGACTGAAATCATAATCAAATGGTGGAGTAGGAGAGTTAACTGTTGTGTTCTGCAACCAGAGGGGATTCAACCTGTAATTTAATCTACTTCCACCATTGGCTTCAAATTTAGCAGCAGTCATTGCAGCAATTCTGCTAGCTAAACCTAATTGACTTACTGACCCTGTTAGCTCAGTAAAGTACCTAAAGATATGATAGATTTGATTCTTATCCAAATCTAATCTATATTCTTTTTTATTGAAATCACCAACAGCAAACTGATTGCCTATGGCTGATACTAAATGTTGACTCCACTTATTTAAAGTTGAATCAATAACATTAATACTATCAAATAGAACAAACTTGTCAGAGTTACTGTAAACAAATATTTCTATAAAATAGTTTTGATCTTTTCTATGAACTTGTTGATATGTTTTGTAATAAAACTCTGGTACTGATATAGGTTGATTCTTAGTATTAAAGTTTAGGTTTAGTAAATTAAAATCAGATTCTTCTAGATCATATAAACTTAATCCAGAAATTGAGGTATCTCTGCACAATCTATTTGCATATTTTAAAGATCTTGAAGAAGGAACTTCTGGGATACTTAATTTATGAGCGTATATTCTTTTAACTGATCTGAAGTCTAACCTGTTTTGATTTACGAAAGTCCAAGTATTATCTGGGGCATATACCCAACAACCTTCTTTTTCATAAGCAGTATGAATAAATACTCCGATGGTTGCTCCCCCTAAACGAGTAAGGCTATCGTTAGCAGCTAAAGCTTTTATTTGTATTTTAAAATTGTGTTCAGGTATTAAGAAGTTAGAACTCAATGGATACCCTTCTTCGGAAGAATGAGGGTAAGTTTTTAAATCTAGCTTTATTCTTGGTAACGTAGTACTGTTATAATTTTTTAATTTCAACAATCTGTTTTTTGTGGCATACCTTCTTGGTTGATCTGTAGGAAAGTTAACTTCATTTCCTTGCAAATCATACACTATAAAATAGTCATTTGTATTTGCTAGCCCATGAATAAGTTCAATGCCAGAATAAATTGAAGAATTAGCTATGTCATAAACTGTTAGTGGTAATGAGGAAGCATTGGTTAACCTCATGGCACCAAAAGTTCCTCCTCCTGCGGAAGGGAAGAAGTCTCCAAACGGAACAAAGGAATATTCATTCTCTAGAGAAGATACATAGCAATTCGAGCTTATAGTGTAAGCTGTACCAAATGTTTCTAATTTAGAATTCCTATAAATTGAACCAAATGTGTGTGCAAAAATATTTGGACCATCTAAGTTTAGTAATGCTTTAGTTAAAGGGTGTCGTTCAAAATAAGTACAATAAGCTCTATGTAACTTGTGTAAGTCTTTCCCAAATTCAAAGTTTTTGTAATCATCAAATGATTGTGGGAATCCAGTACTTTCATTAGACAATTTATTAGCTAAAGATTGTAAAACATTTTTCCAAGGTGGTTCATTAGTTACTAAACTTGGATCAGCATCAATCATTGCTGAAGCAACAACTGTATTTGTGTTGTTGCCTATGTAATGCATAATATTTACTATTGCATTAAGATTTCCTCGATCTACAGTATAATCATCATCTGTTTCTAAGTTAACTGAAGACAATCCTCTACAAGGAAAAGTATTAGATACTTCTAATCCTGAGTAAACTGAGTTAGATCTCAAGCCCTCACAAATGCTATAAATTTGTGGAATTGATCTCCACGTTTCAAAAGTACCAGACAAATCTACAGTGATACTGCTTCCTGCAACTAGCACATATGACTGTGAGGAAGGTATTAAACCTAATGGTAGGAACCCAAGAGACGAATCAAGAGAATACTCTTCCACCACTCCTTGGTAAGTAGTGGGCATATTAAATCCAGTTCTAGTGTATAGACCTTCACTGTTTAATAAGTTTTCAAAATTTCTTCTTCTAAAACTTTTTCTTGGAGCAGAGATAGCTGCTCCACTTAAATAAGTGTCAGTTAAACTGTCTACAGAATCTCTTTGAATCAAATAATAATCTGAAGTATCCCCTCTTTTATAGGAGTTTACATTTGTTCCAGATATTTCATAATTACAAAAGCCTAGAGTGTCTGACTCGCTAAGAGACTCATCATCTGTAACATTAAAGAATATTAATGGTAATGAAGTGTTTGCATACCTCATTAAATCTGAATCATTTATTCTGAAGTAAAGTTGCTTTATTGCATGAGCAGGGCTAAACTCATCAATAATTTCGTTGAGTATTCTTAGACCCTCTATAGAATTTATTAATAACGAATCTTTAATAAAAACAAAGTCATTTACGTCTAAGAAAATTTTAAAGTGAGATGACTTACCATTCCACAATGGAAGATACTCTATATTTTTGTTTGATATATCTTTTATAATTTCAGACCAATTAGGAGGATATTGAGAAGTTTCGGTAAAGAACAACCAACTGTAACCTCTAGAAATATCTCCACTAGCTTCTATTGTATTGTTTTTAATAAAAGATTCTAAGCTGTCAGCAAATGTTGTGGAAACCCCAAAGCAAACCAAAAGATCTATAAAGTAACTTATTATTTTCTTATCTAACTTTTGATTTAGATAAAATCCATATTCTTCAAAAGGAGGGACCTTATAATCTCTCCCTCTATAATTAAATGTACAATTAGGATCAGAAACAGCTAACTCTTCCCCTCTGACCCAAAAGTTTAATGAATATTGATTAGCTACATCTAATATTATCTTATCTACTGCACAACGAATACTCTCATCAAAACTTGATGCTATATAAGTAACTTGTCTTCTGTCAGCTTCTTCTCTTGTCCAAGAGAATCTATTTTTAAATAATGGAGATTCTGTAGCTAAAGCATAGTATGCGAGATGAGGCAGATAGGACTCCCACATTTCCAATATCTGTGAAGACGCTTGAAATAAATCTTGTGAGAATACGGAATCTACTATAGATTGCAAAGCTCTTGTTGTTCCAACACTTTTGTAAATTGAAACACAATTTATTAATTGAACCCTCCATTTTTGTGGTTCTGATCCTAATAATCTCCAACCTAAAAGATTAGCAATATAAGGAAGATACTGTGCAGGGCATCTTTGTGGATCATTCAAAAATTCTAATAATTCTGCTGAATTATTGTAATCTGCAAAAGCATAAGATATGGCTTTAAGAAACTTATAAAACGGTCCTTGGCTTTCTATGTCATCTACCAGTATACTATTTTCGATATATTGATCGAATGCTTCTTTTACTTTTGTATCTCCTCGATCACCATAGTCTGTAGAATAGATAACGTCAATTAAAGTTTTTAATTTATCTAATTGTTGCAGCCCACTAGTGTAGGTTGTGTCTTGTAGATCTAAGTTTGGTCTAAAGTATCTTGGTAAAAATTGATAATCATCCCAAGTAGGGTTAGCAGAATAGTTTCTAAAAATATACTCAGTCAGTAATTTAATAGCATCGTTTATTAAAAAGTTCTTACCTTTCCAAACAGTATCAACTAAAGCTTCAGCAACTAGAGAAGACCCATGGTAACTTAGTCCGCTGACGTTTAAAAGGTATAACCAAGATAAATGATTGATTAAATAAGAATGTTTATTTATTGATCCTGTACCATCATTGTAAGTATTATCTCTTAAAGCATTACCATCTATGGAAGAGAATACTGGACTAGCAGTAGGATCTGTAAGAGGTACAATATTAGGATGCAGTAAAGGTAATAAATCGTCTAATAAAAATTCTCTAAATTCTCCACTAGTAGAGAATGCAGTTAAAGAGTATCCTAAAGGAAGTAATACATTTCTTTCAAAATCGTTAGCATCAATATCTGTTAAATTATTTTGTTTAATAAAAAATTGATTTAATCCTGATATATTGTTTATATTTTCGTAGGGTGAATTAGGTACTGAAATAATTCCACCTATGCCACTAAGAATGACTTCAGAAAAATATTTTGCAATTACTAAATGACTGTTTATTACTTCACTAATATCACTTATGTCCGTCCCACCTAACTCAACGTCTTTTGAAATATAAAAAGAAGGAGTAAGAATCTCCGTTGCTTTTACATAATTTTGCTTGTAAAAGTTTTTATTTCCTTCAAAATATGTTAGGGAGGGATATCTCATTATTCAAATACCATTAAGATTGTTAAATTATTAAGCTGAATAATTTCATTAAACTGCGTTGGAATTGTTTGAGGTAAGTTATCTAAAGTAGAGTATCTTACTTCAGGCACTTCAAATATTTTTGTATTTAATTCTTGAGAAGTAAAAGTTTCACCGAACTCAGAATTATCAACATTAAAAAATTCAATAACCTTATCCCTTACTTTTAACTTTATCTCTGCTTCTCTTTGTTTATATTTACTATCACATCTTATTGTCATTATTGGGTCTATAGTTCTTATTAAACCATCTACCACAATAACCTCATCCGTAATCATCTTCTTATCTTGTATTGCTTCTAGTAATTGTTTTTTAAATTCAGAAGTCGCTCTTTTGAATTGAAAATCATTAGCTTTTTCTAAAATATATAAATCAATTATATTTGAAGACGAAAAAGCCTTTCTAGTTACCACAGTGCATTTACCTACAGATCCATAACTGGATCTAAAATTGTTAACATACCCTTTATAATCATTTAGAGTAACTAGTCTATTTTGAGATTTGAATAACAAAGGAGCATAACGTTTAGCATTTTGAATTGTCTGAGCGTTAGTTCCTCCGGTGGCTAGAGAAGTATTTTCCACATTTCCAGTTTTAGTTACCCCTGTGCCACTTAATTCTA